CTTATGGCTTACAATATGCTGAGAAAGCAAAAACATTAAATCAAAACTCATCAGAGGCAGAGGTATTTAATGTTATGGGTCAGTTACAATCATTACAGAGAATAAAAAAATCTGGTGAATTAGAAAGTAGTTACAGAGAGACAGAGAAGATAACACAAGATGAAAAACCAAAAGTTTGATTTTGTATTTTTAGGTCAATCAATTTTAAAATATCAGGTACCACTAGATATTTTTATGACTATCAATCACATCTATGAAGTTAACAAAAACAGATTAGATAAAGCCAATCAACAATTAGTGGGTAAAATAGAAGATGAGCATTCGTTATTCTATCATGGTGAAGACCAATCAAAAATGAAAAACCATAATAAATTACCTAGAACAGTTACAGGTTATTTTATGGAAATGTTTGAACACTATTTAGCGTTTAATAAAATAAAAGAATATGACTTACATTTAAATTCTATCTGGGTTAACGAGATGAAACAACATGAGTATAATCCTGCACACATTCACAGAGGTATGTTATTTACAGGCCTATCTAGTGTTATGATTTTAAAATTACCATCAACATATGGTAAAGAATATTCAGCAGGACACGTACAACAAAATGGAAGACTACAAATATTAGGTGCAGCTAATGGTCAGTTTGCTAAAATAGATTACCAGCCACCAATGGATCTTAGAGATTTTTATATTTTTCCATACGACATGAGACACTGCGTATATCCATTTAATGGCACCACTGAAACTAGAAGAACTCTTGCTGCAAACTGTGATGTTCACTTTGATCCAATAAAAAATAGAGGTGCAGCATGACACCAACAGAACCACGTTGGAAATCTTATTTAGTAGAAACTACCCGACCTATTTTTACACCTGAACAATGTCAGATGATAATTAATGCAGGAAGATCAGAACCTAGAGTTACGGCATCGGTTGGACACGCAGAAAAAAAACAAGGAATGGTGGATACTAAAACAAGAACATCACACATCAGTTGGATACCATTTAAAAAAATGTCAGAGATGTATAAGCATATAGAAAAAACAATGTTACAGACAAATGGTAATCATTTCGGTTTTGATGGAATGCAGATTACTGAGATGGCACAGTACACAGAATATCCAGAAGGTGGATTTTATGATTGGCATACAGACAACGATGTTAACTGTCAAAACGAGCCACCGGTTAGAAAAATATCTATGACTTGTTTATTATCACCTGAACATGAATTTGAAGGTGGTGATTTAGAATTAATATCAGAAGGTAAAGCTGTAAAATTAAAACAAGGACATGCAATATTTTTTGCATCATTTGTTAGACATAGGGTTGCACCTGTAACACGTGGTAATAGAAAGTCTTTAGTGATGTGGTTTGGAGGCCCGCCATTTAAATGATTAAAGCAGCATACTTTCCAACTATTATATATGCTAAAGATTTTAATTTAGATAACAGATTTTTTGAAAAACAAGTTATTGAATGGTCTAATAAAGATAAAGGTATTAAAAGAACTAATATGAAAGGTTGGCATAGCACAACGGATATGCATAAAATACCGGTGTTTAAACCTTTAGTAGATGAATTATCTAAAATGCAAATGGAAATATTTCAAGAAGAGTGGTTAGATAGTGAGCCGTTTTTAGGAAATATGTGGGCCAATATAAATCCACCAGGTGGATATAACCGACCACACGTACATCCTAATAGTCATTTTAGTGGAGTATATTATATTAAAGCACCTCAAAACTCTGGACAAATAGTTTTTAACGAACCAAGAGCAACAGCACATATGGTTATGCCAAAAAGAAAAGAAGGTCAACCGCCCTCACATTTATGGAGAGAGGTTCGTGTAGATCCACTAGAGGGTAGAGCAATTATCTTTCCTGCATGGCTTTGGCATTGTGTTGAACCAAATGAAAGTAATGATATAAGAATATCTGTATCATTTAATTTTTTACAGAAAGGTTTTAATGTTTAAATATCAAGTTATAAAAAAAGCAGTATCTTTTGAATTAGCTAATTTTATATTTAATTATTTTTTATTAAAACGTGATGCTGTTAATTTTATGTACAATAATAATATTATATATGACAATGGCATGTTTGGAACATGGAGTGATAAACAAGTTCCTAACACATACTCTCACTATGCAGATATGGTTATGGAAACATTGTTAATGAAAGTGTTACCTAGAATGCAAAAAGAAACAAATTTACAATTAATACCAACCTATTCATATGCAAGATTATATGAAAACGGAGATATTCTTCATAGACATAAAGATAGACCTAGTTGTGAGATATCTACCACAATAAACCTTGGTGGAGATCCTTGGCCCATATTTATCGACGATACGGGGTCTAACAACGTCATAGACGAGCGTAAAGGCATCGTAAGGCCTGATGCACCCAAAGGTACAAAAGTCTTGCTTGAAGTAGGTGATATGCTAGTATATAGTGGCTGTGAACTCGAACATTGGCGAGAGCCGTTTGAAGGCAA